ACAACCTATTACATATACAGCCTGGTGAGAAAATAGCAATTGTAGCTCCTAGGGGACACGCGAAGTCAACATTAGTTTCACTTATATACCCTTTACATAGAATTTTATTTGCAGAAGAACGATTTATATTATTAATTTCAGAATCAGAAATGCAGTCTAAGTATCTATTAGAGGCATTAGGAGATGAAATAGAGTATAATGAAAAATTACAATTTTTCTTTGGCAACAGGGTGGGAGATGTATGGGGAAAAGAGGAAAAAGAAATAATAACAGAATTTAACCCAGATGGGAGTCCAGCAGCCTCATGTAAATTAATGGTGAGGGGAACTGGACAGAAAGTTAGGGGTCTTAAGTATGGTGCTTATAGACCCACATTAACAATTATTGATGATGGTGAGGGAGATGGAAACGCACAAACTCCTATGGCAAGAGAGAAATTTAGAAGATGGATAGATACATCAGTAGTTCCTGGTTCTGATGATGGTAAGATTGTATTTGTTGGAACTATTGTAGACGAGGATGCGTATTTAAATACCGTAGCAGGCTCAAGGGCCTTTAATGCGCATGGTGTTAAGAAGATAAAAGGATGGAAGTCCTTATTTTACCAATCAATATTACAAGATACAGATGCACATGAATTTGTAGCGTCTGGAAAGGAAATTTTAAATAATGAAAATGAACCTAAAGTTCTTTGGACAGAACGGCGTCCTTACAGCTGGCTATTGGAGCGGCGTGAGGAAGCGCAAGCAAAGGGAGATGTTGGATACTTTTTCCAAGAGTATCAAAATGTCCCAATGGATGACTCTTTTCGTGTCTTTAAGCGCGATGACATTCAGTATTATGACGGTTATTATTCTCGTGATGGCGAGATTGATACTATGGTGTTTAGGGATGGTGAGTCGAGTCGTAGAGTTCCCGTTAATCTGTTTATGGGAGTTGACCCTGCGTCTTCTGAAAACATTAAGGCGAATTATACCGTCATAATGATTGTGGCAGTAGATGCTGATTTTAATATTTATGTAGTTGACTATTTTAGAGGGCAAGTCTCTCCTATGGATGGAGCAGATAAATTATTTGAACTTGCAGATATATATAGGCCTAAATGTATTAACATTGAGGAAACTGGACATGTAATGTTAGCTGACTACGTTCAAAGAGTCTCTAAAAAAACTGGTAGATATTTAAGCATCATGCCGAAGAAAGCAATTCAGAAGAAATTTTATAGAATTAAATCTATGCAGCCGATGTTTGCATCTAAATCTGTATTCTTAAAAGAAGAACAATCCGAACTCTTGCAAGAGTTACTAGGATTCAAAGAGCATGCTTTAACAACGAAAGATACATTAGACGCATTACGATGGGCTACTGAAGATATTTACTCTCCGCTATTAGAATACGATGATAGCGGGGAGTACTATATGCCCGATACTATTCCTAGTTGTGACTGGGAAACGGGTGAAATCATATATAACTAAATAAAGTACTTTGAAACGTATTAAAAAAAGTATTAAAATATGAGCATAATATTATGATAAAAATCGAAACTTTAGAACTCCCAGGATTAGAAGCAGATGATGTAAGGAATGAATATAAGCAGTATGATAGCGAATCTTCTGACTTTAGATATCAAATGGCTGAAGATTATGATTTTTATTTAGGAAAACAATTAACCGAGGCTCAAAAGGAATATTTAATGAGTGTCGGCCAGCCTCCAGAATCAAATAACAAAATAAGGCCTGCTGTAGAGCAAGTCTTATCTAATATGGCTTCAACGAAACCTGAGTGGGACGTTGAGGGTGTAGGTTCTAATGATGGTAAAGTAGCTGGGATATATAATAAGATTTTAGATGAGATATGGTATAGTTCTAAGGGAGATACTCAATTTAGAACGGCATGTAAAGATTTTATTGTTAAAGGCCTATGTTATTTGTATGTATATCCTGATTATCAGGCAGATAATGGATTAGGCGGGATTAGGTTTAAAAGAATAAAGCCAGAGGCAGTATTTGTAGACCCAAATTCATCATTGCCAGATTTCGCTGATGCATCTAGCGTTATATATACAGACCTTCATACTAAAGCCTCACTAAAAGTTTTATTTCCAGAGATTTCAGATAAAATAGATGAACTTCAAGAAGATTATGATACAGATGAAGAGGCAAGTGGGAATTATAATAGAGACGATGTATATACAAGAGGAGATGTAAGACATGACCAGCAGCCTACAGTTAGAAAGTTTGTAAGGTTTGCAAAGGTTAGCATCCCAAATGTACTGGTAACAGAACTTATTACAGGTAAAAGTCAAATATTTGATAAAGAAGGGTATACAGAATTAACGGCAGACCCTAAATATAAAGAATTATTAAAACAAGAGTCTATTACAGAAAAAATAATATATACAACCAGAGTGAGAGAGACTTGTGTTGTTGGAGATTTAATATATTATGATGAAATTTTACCAATTGATTCATATCCAATTATTCCAGCATGTAATGAACACACAGGGACTCCTTATCCATCTGGTGATGTAAGACATGCGAAGAGTCCTCAGAGAATGTTAAATAGAACTGAGGCTTTACTAATATCTCATACCTCTGCAACGACAAATTTTAAGTTAGTAGTAGAGGATGGGGCGATAGACCCAAAAGAATTACAGAAATGGAATATACCAAATGCTATAATAAGAGCAAACCCAGGAGCACTTAGAGAAGGAAAAATAAAAGAGTATGCTCCTCCTGCAGTATCGAGTCAGTTATTTACAGAAAAATCAAGGTATGAACTTGATATAGAACAAGTGTTTGGTTCTTATAAATTTTTACAAGGATACGGTGAAGGTTCTCCTGGAACAGTTGGAGAAGCTCAGATAATAGAAGAATCTGTATCTAAGAAACAAGGATGGAAAGTAATGCCTGTATATGATATGCTAACAATCGCAGGCAAAATAATATCTGCATGGATACCTTTTGTTTACAATCAGGAAAGAATTGTTAGAATAACTAATGAGACTGGAATGACTGAAGACGTAAAGGTTAATGAAGCAGTTATGAATGAACAAGGTGAAATTGAAAGAATGTATGATATCACTACTAACTTAATTGATATAAGAGTAGTCGTAGGGTCAACGAAGGCAAAGTCTCCGATGGCAGACCTACAAAGAGACATACAATTAATGGGTGCTGGAATATATGATAAGACACAAGTGATTATGAACATGAGAACTGATGACGATAAAGCTGGTCTTATTCAAAGACATGGTGAAATTGCTCAATTCCAGCAACATATACAAAGTTTAGAAGAGCAGGTTAAGAAACTCTCTGGAGACTTGCAAACCAGAGAACGTGAATTGTTCCATACTAAGATGCGTGCTGAAGTATCAGAAGCTACGAAGAGTGTATCTCAAGCAGTTTCTAATATAAAGGCAACAGGTAAGGTGGAGCAAGAACGTCAACGGAATAAAACTCAGCAAGTAGCGAGTGACTTAACTAATGCTGCAAATTCGGTTAACTCAGAAAAACAAGCCCCTGAACCAAAACCAACGGTTATAGGGTAACTTATAAAAAAGGAGCATCGTAATGGCAGACGACCAAAAACAACAAGTAGAAACTAAAAGTGAAGATAACCTTAATATGATAGACGTTTTAGACGACTTTAATAAAGGCTCTTCTGAGGAACCTCAAGCCGAGGAAACTCAAACAGAAGAATCTAATGTTGAAACCCAACCTGAAGAGGCGATAGATAATACTAAAGAAGATGTACAATGGCTTATTGACAATAAGTTCAAAAATGATGATGAAGGACGTGAAAATCTAGCAAAATCTTATCGTGAACTTCAAAGTAAATATGACAAGGATTCTAATAGGTCTAAAGAAGACCAAGAGAAATTTGATAGGCTTGAAAAGCTTGATGGATTTCTACAAGAGAATCCAGAGGTCGTTAAGACTATGAAGGAAAAAGTAGATACGATTGCAAAGGCAGAATCAGGTCCTCCTAAAAAGCCAGAAGATTATGATATTCTAGATGAGTCTATAGATGACACATCATCCGCTATATGGAGAGGAGAATA